CATGACAGCTAGCCAATAATACTATAATTTTAATTTTTTTGTTGGTTTTAAATCGATACCAGTGTATTGGTTCCGGTTAGGGTCTAAGGTACCACCTCCCCATATTCCCCGGAATTACCACGCAAGCCTTACAACGAGCGTACCAACACATTGACACCAACTATATTTTATGACTAATCAACCAGTCCTTAAAGGACCGGACGGAACACATCTAATACATGATCCGTGGCAGACTTTCGCCAAACATACGTGCCGAAGGATTGCTGATGCCCATGAAGGTGCGGCGAGCATACCTCATGGCAGCCCCAGCCACACCATTCCCGAGCGAAGAAACTGCTCGTTGGACACCAGAATTCAGGAGAGACTTAATGTCTCCCGCAGATGCGATGATTTGCTGGCTATTATATGGGTTCGGAGCCTTAGGGTCAGCAGCAACTCCCAAGATGCTAACCACAGGGGTCCACTCCCAAATAGTCGTCATTTCAACGTATCCACTCACGACTGCTGCCGTCACACTGATACCTTTGGCATCAATGCCACGCGCTACAATAAAGTTAGTACCACACCCGGGGTCGCTAATATACGAAAACGTAGTAAAGTTTTCGTCAGCAGCAGTTGGCAACCAATTGATTTCATGTGGCTCTTCACCATTAGCAGCGCGTCGCTGAGTCAAACTCATAAACGCACTTACGGTTGTAGACACAGTCATGTCAATCGTATCTGGCATATAGCCAGTACCAACCTCCCCAGATCGGGCCTGAATGGCCCCAACTGGCACAAACTTCAAGCAAGCAGCAACCGGACGGTATCCCCGCACTACAGCCGCATTCGTGATAAAGTTGTCTGGACCATCAGTACTCAGTGAGGGAAATATACCCCCAGCAGTGGTGCAGGCAAACTTAAATCCTGTGTTGGTACTAGTATTGGATGGAGTGTATGCAAACACAAAATCCAATGTAGTATTACCATTAACAGTGAATGTTCCAGCTGCCGTCGGCGAAAACGTATCTACAGTCCTAATCAAGTAACCCGAATCAACACCAGAATAACAGGGGTAAGCAAGGTCCCCGGTGCAGGGGTCAGCCAACAGTCGGCGCCATTGCAAGGCAGCGGCAATAGCGGCATTGCCGCCTGCTTTTGCCATACGATTGGGTCGTGGCTTACGCGAATTATTTCGCCCCTTCTTCCCACCTTTACTGCGTGTCTTCGCCATGGTTACGATACACAACTAGTCAAAATACAACCTAACAAACAAAACACGTCTATTCAAAAATCAGACTAAAGGGGCTGAGTGGTGAACTCAATTCCCCGGCGGAGAGCTTCAAGGTGGTGTGCGAATACACCTCCTCTATGGCAGTCTGTTGATCCGGCGTAATGCCGAATGCTCTCCAAAATGAGAGACGAGCCTCAGCTGTAACGACCTTATCCTGTCGGTCCATATCACGGGCCATCATCTGGAACCCGTTCTCAAGCCAAGGGTGGCGGTTGCAATCACCTGCAACGCCAACACGCAGCAACATCCTATAGAATGAATCAAGGATGGGTAAGCCCCCAGCAAGGGCCACTCCACCTGAACCAATTGCATGCGCCCATTTCCTGCAACCCTTGGGATTCCCAAGGTCAAGGACTGTTACCAGATCCTTATCAATGCATTTCCTGGGATCACGCGACATGATCCAATCATTCCCATCGTAAACAGGGTGGTTCTGACAGAAATCAATCTGCTCGAACGTGTAGACTGGTGCTTCAATCTCAAGGACAAACCCAAGATTTAAGATCTCAGGCCCTAGGGATGCCACTTTAGACAAATCCCTAGATTCCATGATCAGCACACAGTCATCACCGTTGTTACCCAGACTACACTTGAGGCCGACGTGGTTGCAGTACCAGTGAAGCATGGCACACATCAATAGGCAATTGCCCATACCTGTGTTCATGTCCCCCGACATCCTACGACCCTCGACTTCATACATCAAAGTGCAATCTGCAACGCGACCATATCCACGGTTCACCAGCTGCATCTCCAACAACCTTGCCAACTTAGGGCGGCACCCTTTCGAGAACAAACGCAGATAAACAGAATGCTCCCACTCCAAAGCCTCACGGGACACATGTTGATCAAACCTTGTTGCGTCGATACTGACTGCAACGGGCTTATCATACTTGTCCCACATTGCTTTGAGCGCGGTGGCACTCTGCTTCGCATTCATTCCTTTAAGAATGGTCGGTCCTCCCCAAATCTCCGCGACGCCCTTGCAAATCCGCTTCTCCAGCGGTTTCAGGTAGCGGCCAACTTCCACATTGAACCTGGGTGATCTTGGCTGGATCACCCTAGGTGCTGGATCCGGTTTTAGTATGAGATCAATCTTCTCACACTTCGTGAATGTACTCAAGAACGCATCACTCCTATTGAGTGGCTTTGCTGCCAAGCTATCAGCTGCCCGTTGGTACATCTCTTTCTTGCGTCCCGTATAG